TACCAATCCTCAGAATGAGGGTGGAGTATTCCTCTACAAGTTTGGTAAGAAGATCTTTGACAAAGTAATGGAAGCAATGCAACCAGAGTTTGAGGATGAGTCACCGATTAATCCTTTTGACTTCTGGCAAGGTGCTAACTTTAAGTTGAAGATTGTTAAGAAGGATGGTTACTGGAACTATGACAAGTCAGAGTTCGATAAAGTATCTCCTCTCTTAGAAGATGATGATGCTCTAGAAGCATTGTGGAAGAAGCAGTATTCACTTGCTGCTGTTACTGCACCAGACCAGTTCAAGTCATATGATGACCTGAAGAAGCGTTTGGATTATGTTCTAGGACATAAACAACCTGCTCGTCGTGTAGATGAAGAGGTTTTTAATGAGGATAACAGTCGTGGATCATTTACTCCTAGTTTTGAGACACGTAAAGCAGAAGCAACAGTGACTGCTGCTGTTAGTTCATCCAGTGAAGATGAGGATGATGCACTGAAGTATTTTCAGAAACTAGCTGAGGAGTGATTATTGATATAATCTAATATTCTCTGCAATCTTGAGGGTTTTATCCAAGTATTGGGTAGAACCCTTTTTATATTGCATCATTTCTTTTAGATCATCTTTTATAATGTTTAAATATCTCGCTTTAAGTAAGTAAATATTTCTTTTTTCATTTTCTAAATTGTCTTCATATTCATAGTTGGTTACTGGAACTACTATATCGGAAGATGATTTGGTCATTTCTGCTCCTGCATACCAATCATAATAGGTGACAGAGTAATCTGATTCTACCCATAACCCTTTTGGTACAACAACTGCACCCACAAGGTTTTTACATTCTAGTGTTTCGTAATGATGAACCTCATTAAGTTTTTCATAGGTTTCATATTTGTCTAGTAGATATCTATCAAAATCTCTTTGAGGCATTGGCCATTCACTTTGTATGTTAATAATATTATTAGTGAGAAGAATCACCCAATCTAAATCAGGGTCTTCATAAACTTTATTTGCAACATTATCAGGTCTATCATCACCTTTGATTTCATATTTGGTAAAGATAGTTAAATCTTGAAATATATCATCTGCTAAGGTTCCTCTTTTAAAAAGATTCTTGACAGTGATATAGTCAGATATTTTAGCATTAGGAAGTCTACTGACATACTCTAAGTTTGGAACTTGTTTAAAATAATTTGACATGTTAGTAACCTATTTTAGTTGTCATTCTTCCTTTACCTGCATCAGCAGTATCCCAATCCATATCAGTATCCTCCCCTATTGATGAGGAACTACTTTGCTCATAATCATCATTGAATACTGGCTCGAGTTCTTTAAATTGCATAGTCATTTCATATGAACTCATAACACCATCTTCATATGTAGCATAGTTACCATCGGGTGTATATTTCATTGACAGATTTGTAAGAGCACATTCTTTAAACATGTTTAGAAATGGATGAACTTTCCCCCTTGACATATATTGGAGGCGATATGTATGGGGAGTCTTTAAGAATAGATTGGATTGACTTCTTATTGGAGCCATGGATTGTTTGAATGTTCTGATGATATTGATTACTGTCATTGCTTCTTGATGATTACGAGGAGCTAACTTAAATGTAAAGTTAAATGGTCTGAGTTGAGGTTTCTTAAATAATAATTCCATATTTGGATTCATTATTACACCTTTTGATCTGGAAAGAAGTGCTCCTGCACTAGCCCCTGTTGCTGCTTCAACAACAGCAGATCCTAAAGCGTCTTTAACCGATTCTTTATTGGCTTGTACTCCTTTTGCAGTATCTGTTATTGTACCAGCTATGTCTGCCCCTGTAAGAAAATTTATACCAATATTAGCCATTGCTGCTTGAACAGCATTCATAGAGTCCTCACCCCAATCACATGAATTAGCATCACCTATGTTAGCAGGAATAGGAAGTACTATTGTTCCAACTGATGTTCTATCTTTCATTATACTTCTCTCACCAAAGAAATCTAGTTTATTTGCTCTTGCTTTAAATCCTTTAGGTTTATATTCTAGTATGGTAAATTTAATAACATCTTGATCATCTTGTCTGAGGGTTTCAGGATATACGAAAGTACCAAACTTTCTTCTTGTTTCAGCACTATCAACAGTTCCTTTTTTATTTAATTCACTAGTTAAATTATCTTTCTCACTATTGAGAGCTTCATTTTGTGGTACTGTTTCTTCAGCTGTTTTCCTTGCTTCATCTACATCTCCAGGATTCTCTTGGAGTTCGTCTTGAATTATTAATTGTTGAGCTTTATCTATAATAAATTTGGGTACACTTTGTCCGTTAACATTTTGATTTGTTAAAAGCTCCATTTCATTTACTCTTTTTCCATTTACTTTTATATGTCCAACTCCTATACCTAATGGTGCTTCATTAAAATCCCACTTTCCTGTTTTAGAATCCAATACACCAATGCGACGATCATCAAGAATTTGTGAATTCCATAATTCTATTTTACCTTTATTAGGACCACTTTTAGCTACTTTCATCCAATACTTTTCATTACCCCCTCCAGGTATTGTAAAACTTGATTGTGCTTGGCTGCTTTGATATAGTTGTGTACCAACAGGTAAACTAGACATTTGGATATTATTTTTTAGTTATTTAGGAGGAATTTAGCATAAGGTATGGCAAGAAGGTCATCGAGTTCATTATATTGCACCACATATAGTTGTCCTGCTAGTTCTTCCCATGTATAGTTCCTATATTTTTGCCAATGAAAGTTAAGACCACGGAATCCCCATCTCTCTAGTGAAGTACAAGCAATCAAAGGATGTTGATCATAAGTTTCGCCAGGAGTCTTGGCATTATAAACAAAGGTATAGAACTTTCCTACTTCAGGGATAGGTTCTACAGTTTGATTAAGAACCTCCATGATCTCTAGCATCATTTCTTCTGGATCATTGGTTTTATTGTTTAAATCACTGAGATATTGTCTGATTCTATTGTTTTCTTGTTGTTGTTCTATCCCATCATTAAATCCAAAACTATCTACCATGATGGATACCTAATTCTTTTTCTGTGATGATTTTAAATTCAACTCTCTTATCTTTACACCATTCATCTGCTGCTTTCCATTTGGCTTGGTTAGTAGCATAGGTTTTACATTCGTAGATATATGATTGAGTCACTTTTTTTCTTGGTTTAGGTGGTTTTGTTTGCTTGGCAGGTTTAACTTCAATTACATATGTTTTCACTTGACCAGTGCTTTCCTTTACCTTAATGATAAAGTCTGGATAGTAACGACGGGTCTTACCATCAGGAGCACGGTATGGTATAAAGAATTCTTCACTTCCCCACTCTAGAATGTTATCATTTAAGTCACACCAACTGCAAAATTTATTCTCCCAACTACTACGGCATATGATATTAGATATATCACCCTTATATTTCTTGGGAAATTTAGGTTTGTAAAGACTTTTCTTACTTTCAGCCATATATAATATATAAGGTCAAAAAGTATTTATAAATGCCTTCTGTAAAAAACATAGCTGCGATTAAATCTAATCTATTGCGTCCAGCATTGACATCTCATTATGAGGTGACTATTGGATTGCCTCCTGGATTTGATAAGGTAATGAGTGATGCATTTGGTTATTCCCAAAACCCCCATCAAGAGCAACTTCATTTATTGTGTTCTGAAGCAACACTTCCTGGAAGTTCCTTAGCCACAACGGAAATTAATAATAATTTTACAGGTGTTACTGAGAGACATGCATATAGAAGGGTATTTGATGAAGTAATAGATTTAACATTCTATGTAGATGCGAAAGATTATTTACCAATTAGAGTTTTTGAAACATGGATGGCATATATTACAGGAGAACAATATGGACCACAAGGATCAGAAAAGGAGGTGAGATCGAATAATTATTTTTATAGAATGAGATATCCTGATGGAACAGCAGGTTATACTGCTACGGGATTAACAGTTACTAAATTTGAAAGAGATTATAAACAAAGATTAAAGTATGAATTCCTAAAGAGTTTTCCAAGAAATATAACCGCAATGCCTGTTACCTATAATGGGTCAGATTTATTAAGATGCACTGTATCTTTGACATATATTAGGTATATTGTACAAGGAATATCAGGAGCACAAGGTTCTGCTCCAAGTAAAAATTTTGCCATAGATCCCACAGGGTTATCAGAATTTAATGCTGAAAAAAATAAAGTAATAACTCAGGAACAAATTGATTCTATAAGTTTTTATGATGAGAATGGTAACTTTATAGGAGATCAATAAAACCCCTCTAAATAAAGTACACTGAATTGTATTAGGATATTATGCCTTTACCAAAAATTGCTACTCCGACTTATGAGTTGGAGTTACCATCAACAGGTCAGTCTGTTAAATATAGACCTTTCCTTGTTAAAGAAGAAAAACTTTTAGTGCTTGCATTGGAGAGTGAAGATACCAAGCAGATCACAACAGCAATTAAATCTGTTCTTAAAAGTTGTGTTCTTACTAAAGGAATTAAAGTAGAAACTCTTCCTACATTTGATATTGAATTTCTATTTCTTCATATTCGTGGTAAATCTGTTGGAGAAGAATTAGAACTTAGGATTATTTGTCCTGATGATAAGGAGACTGAGGTTCCAATTACTATTGATGTTGATGATATTAAAGTTCAGATAAATGATGAACATAATAAACAAATTAAGTTAGATGATAATTTGATGATGGAACTTAAATATCCTTCTTTAGATGAGTTTATCAAGAACAATTTTGATTTTAATGATGGAAATCAAATGGAACAATCTTTTGAGTTGATTGGTACTTGTATCGATAAGATTTATAATGAAGAAGAAGTTTGGGCAACTGCTGATTGTACTAAGAAAGAAGTAAAAGAATTTCTTGAGTCAATGAATTCATCACAGTTTAAGGATATTGAAAAGTTCTTTGAGACTATGCCTAAATTATCTCATACTATTAAAGTTACTAATCCTAAAACAAAAGTTGAAAGTGAAGTGGTACTGGAGGGCTTAGCGTCTTTTTTCGCATAGGCATGGCATATATGAACTTGGAATCTTATTTCCGAGTGAATTTTGCCTTGATGCAGTACCATAAATATAGCTTAACAGAGATTGAAAATATGATGCCTTGGGAACGAGACATCTATGTGGGTCTTCTTCGACAGCATCTTGAAGAGGAAGAATTAAAAAACAAACAACAGCAATCTAAGTATGGCTAAATCTCGCCAACAATTAATACAAGGATCTTCCTTTTTAAAGAATGAAAAGGAAAAACTTGGTGGGCTTAATGTTAAGAGGTCAACTATAACTGCCGATTCATTTAAGAAAGGAACCAGTAAAGAGTCTAGCGATAATATAGAGGGAAGAGTTACTGCAAATGAAAAGAAGATTACTTTATTAAAGAACATCGTCAAACTTCGTAAACAGAATGTAGATAAACAATTAAAATCAGAGGTAGAGCAGGATAAATCACAGCAAATGGGGAGTCCTTTATTGGAATCTCTTCAGTCCATTGCTTCTACTGTTGATTCGATTAGAGATACTTTGATTCAGCAGCAAGATAATGACAAAGGTGTTGCTGAAAGTATGCGAAGGGAGCGTGAGGAGAAAGATCGTGCGAGTCAAGAGAAAAAATTAGAGAAACCAAAACTTCTTCAAAAATTCGCAGATCCAATTATAAAACCTGTGATGAGTATATGGAGTAAGATACTTAATTTTATAAAAACACTTTTCTTAGGAAAAATCTTGATGAATTTTATAGATTGGTTTGGTAATCCAGCCAATCAAGGAAAGATAATAACTTTAGTTAGATTTGTGAAGGACTGGTGGCCTGCTCTGACTGCTGCAGTGTTACTATTTGGAACAGGATTTGGTGGATTAGTTGCAGGGTTAATTAAAACCATTATGTGGTTTATTCCTGCAATGGGTAAAGCTATTGTGGCTTTAAAGTCTGCTAAATTTATGAAGATGATTCCTGGTGGTGGAAAAATAGGTGCGATTGCTAAAGTTGCTGCTCCTCTCGCACTTGCTGGTGGAGTTGGATATGGTATAGGTAGAATGCAAGGTGGTGATGATCAGCAAGAACCACTTCAAATGAATAAGGGTGGAACAGTTCCTGGATCTGGTAATAAGGATACAGTCCCTGCAATGCTAACTCCTGGTGAGTTTGTGATGAGTAAGGGAGCAGTTCAGGAATATGGAGTGGATACTCTTGAAGGAATGAATGCTGCTGCTGGTGGAACTAATATTCCAGTATTGATGCCAGATAAAAAACGTAAAGGATTTGCTGATGGTGGAGATCCTACTACTCCTACTGCTGCAGATTTTGGATTACGAGAGGATTTTGATTATGATAATCCTGAACATCAAAAGGAGTTTGTAAAAGTAGTTTCTCCTTTTCTCAAACAGTTCATGGAGCAACAGAATGCAGCAGTAGATGAGAATCCTGATGCTTATAACGGTATAAAATTAAAAATGGATAGGGATGGAAAGATGCCAAACTTTGGTGAGTTCATTGCTAATCAAAGTGAATCTGCTTTTAATAATTCAGTGGGGATGGTACAGAGTAATGAAGAGATACCACCAGAAGCTTCGCAAGCATTGTTTCAGAAGATGACTTTTATTAGAAGTCAGACACTGGATAATCCTAACTTCAAGGGAGATATGGCATTTGATATTAATAAAGATATTCCAGGCACAGCAGCAAATAGATTATTCTTAAGAGCACAAGCAGATACTACTAGTGCAGCAGCAAAGGCAGGAATATCAGCAGAGGATAGAGCAAGACAGATGAATAAAATGGGATATACTGGTGGTGGTTTGGTTCAGCATTTTATGAGTGGTGGGTTAGTTCAAGGATTGCAAGGTGGTGGGCAACCAATGACTCAAGAGAGAGCAAATGCTATGGCAGAAGCTTTTGATAATCGACCAATGGCACAACTTGAAAAGTTACGAAATGAGAGAGATGCTATGGACAGAGGACCTGATGGTAAATTATCAAGAAAGGATAGGAAGAGATGGAATGAAATTGGAGCCGAAATACATGCAATCCAGAGTCAAATAATAGCAAGTCGGGGAGGCACTTCCACACCAACACAGACTCCAGTAACGGAAAAGAAAAAAGGTGGTGGATTATTTGGTGGACTTAAACGTGTTGTTGGTGGTACTGCTGATCAACTTACGGGTAATCTATTTGACTTTGATAAAAAAAGTGGTGGTGGATTGATAAGAAAAACTGCAGGTGCTGTTGGTGGATTGTTTGGTGGTGGTAAAAAAGAAGGTGGTAGTAAAGGTGGTAGTAGTGGGATCTTAGGACCAATCAGTAGTAATGTTGATGCAATGGTCAATACTGATAAGTATGAAGTAAAACCTAAGGAGAAAAAGAATACTGTAGTTGCATATGAGCAAGCAGTTAATGAACAGCAACAACAAGATCAAGAAGCAGACGCAGGTGGTAATGAAATTCCTCAATTTACTCTGAGACCTTCTTTTATGATAGATCCAGCTAAAGTAGATGTTTTGGGGATAGTGGTATAGGAATATGGTGTTAGGAGCAATAGCAAGAGGAGTAGTAGGAAGGGCAGGTCGTGGGTCTAAGATGGCTGGTCGTATGTTTAAGAGAAAGGAAACACCTGCCTCTCAACAAACAGTAGATGTAGAAGCAACTCCTGTTAATGTTAAACCTAAAACTCCTTTGCTTCCTTCTTCTCGTGCCATCGATGCAAACACTATTAGTAAGGCAACTCCTTCTATAGGAACAGAAACTTTAGAAGGAACCGCATTTAGAATTAAGACTAGTCTTGTGGATGTTGATACCTTATTGAAGGGATCAATTGCATTAGATAAAATAAGAGAAACTGAAAGAAAGAGAGGATCAGAAAAAAAGAAAGATGATGATAGCGAAAAGAAATTAGAAAGTGCTACCAAAAAGAATGGTAGAAAGTTTGGACTTGGTAGACTTGTACCTACAAAAGCAAAAAGTATATTTGGAAATATTATAAACTTTTTTGTTACCTTATTTTTAGGTAAAATTTTGATGGGTTTGCTTGATAATGTAGGATTATTTAAAAATCTTGCTTTAGGATTAGCAGCAGTAGCAAATTTTGTTATTGATTGGGGAGGAAAACTTCTGAATACTTTTACCAGTTTGATTGGTTTGGGATATGGAATTTATGATGGTGTCAGAGGAACCGTAGGTAATTTGTTTGGTGAATCTGGACTTAAGTTATTTGATACTCTATCAAACACGTTTAAAATTCTTCTTAATACAGCATTGATTGCTGCAATGGTAGGAGCAAGATCAGGTATGTTTGGTGGCGGCGGTGGTCCTGGTGGTCTTACTAGAGTAGGTGGTGCTCGTGGTGTTAAACCAGCAGCAGTTACAAGATATGCTCAAAGGTATGGTAGAAATGCAGCGATTAAGAAATTTGGTGGTGAAGCAGTTGAGAGATATGGTGGCACTGCTGCACGATCTACTGCAACAAAATTAGGAAGAAAAGGATTAACTACTCTTTTAGGGAAACAAGGAAGTAAAACTTTCCTTAAAACAGTAAAGAGATTTGTAAGTCCTACTGTAAGAGGGATTCCTATCATAGGAACCTTGATAGACTTTGCATTAAATCTTCTTGTGTTTAAAGAACCTGTTGGGAAAGCAGCGTTCAAGGCAATTGGTGCAGGTCTAGCAGCATGGTTAGGTGGTGCAATAGGAAGTATAATTCCAGGTGCAGGTACGTTTGTAGGTGCAGTTCTAGGGGGATGGGCAGGTGATGCACTAGGTGGATTGATGTATGATGTTTTCTTTGGAAACCAAACAGTAGGAGATCAGAAAAAAAAGGATGAAGAAGATGATGACATTTCTAAGAGTAAAGGTTTATCAGAGACAATGCTCACGGGAGGAGGAGCAGGAGCGATAACTGCCCTTCAGAAAGGAAAGATAAAAGCACCCAAAATTAAACCAAAACCAAAACCTAAGAGACCTCAGATAAGGATAAGAGGTAAGAAACCAGGATCTAAAGCAGTAAAACAATTTAAAAAATCTTTTACTAAGCAACGTCAGAAGTTAATAAAGGCAGTAAGACCTGTAACTAAAGCCTTAAAACCAGTTACCCAGAAAGCAACGAAGGCAATTACTAAAAATATAGTAAAACCTGCAACTAAAGTAGCAACGAGTGCATCTAAATCTCTTACAAAAAATATAGTAAAACCAGCAAGTAAGGTAGCAACTACCACCACCAAGGCAGTTACTGCTGCAGCAAAAGGAGCAGCAAAAGGAGCAACCACTGCAGGTAAGGCGGGACTTAAAGCAGTTTCGGGTACACTAAAGGCTGCTAAGAAGATTATCAGTCCTATAGTTAAGAAGATTCCTTTCTTAGGACCTCTAGTTGATTTCTTATTAAATGTTTTTGTATTTAAGGAACCACTAGGAAGGTCTGCATTCATGGCAGTAGGTGCAGGTCTAGGTACATGGGTAGGAGGAGCACTAGGTACATTAGTTCCTTTGCCAGGTATTGGAACTGCAATTGGTATGTTTTTAGGTGGTGCTGGTGGTGATTTATTGGGTGGTTTATTATATGATAAGATTTTTGGAGATAAAGACCCTAAAGAAAATGAAGATAAGAAAGATAAAGATCTTAAGGGGGATGATGGAGAATCAAGCACTACTTCAGAAAACTATACAGAGATTGCTGGTGAAAGAGTTGAAGAAGGAAAACCTTTAAGTGCCAAGCAGCAGATGGCAGTGGAGTTAGGAAAATCAATGGGTAATGATTATAGTGGTCTTAATACTTACGCAGATTATGAAGAAGATTCAGGATCAACAACCTATGTGGTCACACAAAAGAGAAATCCAACAACTAATACTGGCACAGATCAGCAAGGTGGTGTTGAACAAGTAGAACTAGCATCATTATCACTGAATTCTTCTGGTAGTAGTTCTAATTGGTCTAAGGAATTACAGAAGCGTTAAATATAACTAGGAGGAATTAACATGGCAGGATCTCAAACAGCAGCAAAAAGAAAAAGAACTCAGGAGTTACAGAAACTGCAGCAACAAAATACAAATGTTGTTACTGGAAACGAACGTCAAAAATCAGAGAGACAAAAAAATCGTCATGGCACTTCAGTTAATGCTTTAAAGAAAGAGGAAGAAAAGGAGTTAGCAAAAAAACTAAGTTCTCCGTGTGAGGTTGAAAAAATAATAGTAACTTCTCATAAAGATAGTTCTAATACTGTAGATTTAACTGGTGGATTAATTCTTCTACAATATTTTGAAAGTCTTTTATCTAATACTATTGGAGCAACCTATACTTATTCTGATTCGGGAGATAGTGTTAATAATCAAAAGACAGGGAGTAACTGTAAGAATACAGGTACTGTTCTTGATAAATTACCTGTTGTTGGTGGAGAGCAAGTTGAATTAAGTTTTACTGATAATAGAGATAACAATTTAACATTAAAGTTAAAAGTGAATGGTATAACTCCTTTCGATGATAAAACTACTAAATCTGCAGCTCAATTACAACTCGTTTCTGAGGAGTTATTTAATAATCAAGAGGAACCAAATAGAGTAGAATTATGTTATGAAGGAAAAATATCTGAACACATTAAAAAAATTGCAGAAGAAAATTTAAAGACGGATAAGGCAATTGATATTGAACCAACAGGTTCAAAGAATTATAATTTTATTGGGAATAAAAGAAAACCTTTTTATTGTATTAATCTTTTATCTACTAAGGCAACTCCTCAAGGAAAAGATAAAGCAGGAAACTCGGCAGGATTTATATTTTGGGAGACTTCAGATGGATATCATTTTAAATCTCTTGATACTTTATTAGGACAAGAACAAAAGAAGTCAGTCATCTATAATGAATCTCCATCTGATGATGATTCTCCAGGTGCACCAGGATATGATCTTAAGGCTCTTGAATATTCTAGAAATAGTGCAGTAGATGTTCAGAATAAAATGTTGGCAGGTGCATATTCTACTAAGTTAAATACATTTAATTTATATGATCCTAAATTTGATGAGAACTTTATGTCGAGTGCTAAAGCATTTGAGCTTGGTGGAAGTCAGGATTTCTTATCAATGTCTGGAGAAGAGTTGCCTGATCTAGGAATATACTCTCAAAATCCAACTAGAGTAAGTTGGTTAGTTACTGATGAGGGAGTTCAGCCTGGTGGAACTACTGAGGAACAACTTGATAAATCCAAGGAAGAGAACTTTGATACAAAAGGTATTTACAATCAGTCTGTAATGAGATATAATCAATTGTTTGCTTCTACAATAACACTTACTATTGCAGGAGATTTTTCATTACACGCAGGAGATGCTCTCTTCGTAGATATTTCTACTTTAGAAGCAGACATTGCTGCTGATGATATAAATGAAAAGGATGGTGGTGTATATATTATATCTGATCTCACACATTACATTTCAAAGAAAGAAACTTATACTAAAATGAATTTAGTAAGAGATTCTACTGGACGTAAGGGTAATCATGCCTTTAGGAAAGGTACAAATGCTCATACCGTGATGCAGGATAATTTCTTGCCTAACATTAAATAAATACTTTCGTTAGAGGAATTTAAACCTATGACTACTAAAACCCCAGACCATGACCTAAACCATGAGGTCTATCTTGATCCTAAAGATCATAAAGAACATATCAATCATGGTATGATAGAATATACTGAAGAAGATTTAAAGATGCATAATGATGCATTCCACGATCATTCAGAGGAGGAAGTAGAACCTAATGAGGGTAAGATTAATGATTGGCATACACGTCATGAAGATAAGCACTTAGAAGTGTATTGTGACAATCATCCAGATTCACTGGAATGTAGAGTATACGACGATTAAATATGGCAGAAAGAGGATCGTTAGCTGATGTAGGATTTCTAGGAGGATCTTTCCAATGGTGGATGGGTCAAGTTTGTGATGATTCTACTTGGAGAGATAATGTTCTTAATCATAAGTTTGATAATCCCGAATCAATTAAGGGATGGGGGTATCGATATAAGGTAAGGATCATGGGAATGCATCCTAAGTCTAATGATACCCTCCCCTCTGAGAAACTTAAGTTTGCATCTGTAATGTATGGAGTTACTGATGGTGGAGGTCAAGGAGGTACACTAAAAACTCCTGGCATCCGTCCTGGTAATTTTGTCTTTGGATTCTTTATGGATGCTCATGAGAATGTTCCTATTATATGGGGCATCTTAGGTAACAATGCACAGACTGAATTACAAGGTAAGACGGAATTGACTGGAGGAGTAGCATTTGAAGGTCAGAGTGGGTTTGCAACACAAGCAGGAGATAAAGGAAACGCAGAGTGTCAAGCAGGTTTTTGTGATAGAGGTACATCTAGACCTAAATCAAAAACAGATGCACAAGAGAGTGCTATTTTAGGAAATATGTTGGGAGGATTTGGATAATGGCATTTGATAAGTTTGGATTCCCCCAAGGCATTAGAACTCCAGCAATGTTACAGGACATTGAGAATGCTACTCAGGAGGTACAGAATTTAAGAGACCAATGGACAAGAGATGGTTTTGGTGTTGCAGAAATAGAGGAATTTTCTAATAGTTTTATAGGCGATGAAGTAAGAAAGAATTTAAGGAGTCGTGTTGCTGCTGCTGATTCTCCTAATAAAAGAGCAGTTGGTCGTCCTGAATTAGAAGGAGAGGCAATTCATCTTATAACTGCAGGACAAGCACAGTTGCAGAGTTATTTGACAGAGAAAATTCCTTTATCTAAACCAGAGGATAGTGTTGGTTCGGCAATCAAAGGGATGCAGATTACTCTTGATAATCTTACGCAGAAAATGAATATTGCCTTACAATCGATGGGCAACTATGCTGATGCATCTATGAATCCTCCAATGAATTTAGATGCCATGATACAAGATGCTGCATCTACTAATGCAAAGTATATGAAAACCATCTTTAATAAGATGAATGAATTTACTAACAAGAAATTAAATGCTGAGTTATCAAAAACTATTTCAAAGATGCCAGCATCCAAGAGATCTATGTTTGCTGATATGAAACAAGTTATCAATCAGGACATGCTTAAGCAGTATAGTGGTATTGGTAATGGTATTGGTGGGATGTTATCGGGTATTTTGTCTAAGACATTAAAACCTAATGATTTAATAGAGCAAGCAGTAAGTATGGTGGATAATCCTAGTACTCCTACATCAAATGCTTTCTTTCGGAATTGGATTCCTGGAATGACAGTTACCTCAGGTGAGAAGATTAGATTTAGAAATAATATTTACACGGTAGGAAGAACAGGAAGGACAGGTACTACTTTACCCACTACTGATACAGATTCTCAATCAAATGGAAATACAACTTTGACATTTGATTCTTTTGCAACTGGGAATTCTGTTGATGGTGATGAAACTCTTTATGGAGATGTGAAGACTCATCCTACTGTTCCTATTTGTTATGCAGAAGATGTAATGGGGCAAGCATTAGCAGGAAGTAAAGATGTAATAGTAGAAGCAAATAGTAATGTTATTAAAAGTATGAATGCTTTCTTAGATGATATGAAAATAGAATTGGAAGATGCAGAACAAAAAGCAAAACCAAAGGCAAGAGATGGTAGTCTTGATGGTGCTGTTCTTGGTATAACTGATGAAGAAGGTTTAGGTAATAACCAAGGTGGTAGTTTCTATATTACTGATGAGAATGTAGCAACTATTAATGCTGGTAATGTAACCAATAGAGGAGTTGGTATTGCATCTACTGCTCCTGGTGGTGGTCAGGGATTGACTGTAGATATAACTGTGACTGAGGGAGGTGCTACTGGTACAACAGAGGGTGAATCGTATATTAAATTACTCACAGGTGGATCAGGATATAATACTGGAGGGGGATCTCCTAGTAATGATGGTACGAATTCCAATCAAAATACTACAGGTGGATCGGGAAGTGGGTGTAAAGCAAATATTACTTATGAAAGTGGAGTAGGAAACAAGGTTACTATTACTGAGGGTCAAGGAGGAACGGGATATAAGAAAGGTGATGTATTGACTGTTGCTGGTGCTAATGGTGGTTCGGGATGTACGTTTGAAATAATTAAACCACGAGGTCGCATTGATCAGTTTGGATTGGTTCTTAGAGATAGAGGGACTGGATATTCGACTGGGGATTTGATAACTGTTTTCAGAGAAACATATAATAGCACTGCTCCTGATGCTACTTTTACTGCTACTCAAACAACAAATCCTGGACAGGTAAAAATAGAGGCTCCTACTTCTGGTAAGAATAAACCCCAAGGATTGGGTGGTATAATGTCAGTCCTTGGTAGTTTGGGTGGTGATCTGAGTGCTGCTTTAGATTTTAAAAATATAGCAGCTAATGTTTTTCCCTTTGAACTTCCACCTAATCCTGCTGTTGCTGATTTTTATACTCTTAATGAAGGAGGTGGAGGAATGCCTGATTCACAGCAATTTAGTCTTTCATCTTTAGCTGATACTGCTATTAATCCTGAGACATTATCAGAGATATCTGATTTAGATATCCCTAAAAAATTACCTTTTGCTTTACCAACTAAAGGTATGCCTGACATTTCTAATATTGCTAGTGGGTTGACTGATGCTGCAGAAAACCTATCGGATAACCTCCAATCCTACACATAAATAATAATTATGCCTGAACGTCAAGGATCATTTAATGTTTTTGGAGCACCCACTTTACGTGATGTAAAGGTGGGTTATATTTCTACGGAAACAGGATATGTGTCAGGGGTAGGATTATGGGATGCAAACGTATATGCTAAGAAAAATCCAGGAACAACTTTTATTTTTAATAATAGAGATGGGACACGATATCTTAATATAAATGAAGTAAATAAGTTAACTGTTGATGATCTTCCTAGAGGTAACGATCCTTGTGGTGGTGCGAATATTCTTACTAAAGATGATGAGGATAAAGATCCTAAGATAATTTTTTCTGGAGGAGGAGGTGTAGGAGCTCAAGCTAATCCTGTTATTGGACAGGATGGATCTTTATTAGGAGTTCATTTAGTTTCAGGAGGATTCGGATATAAGTATCCTCCTCAGGTATCAGTAGAGGATCCTACAGGATATGCAGCAGGTGTAGTTGTTAGGGCTGGAATTGGTTCAACAGTTACTACATATCAAACTTATGAAGATGAAGAAGATTTTGAGAATTATTTTCCTCCACATGTAATGGAACTTGCTCCTCCAATTGTAGGATATGGAGTCGAATTTTCTGAAGGAAAAAATATAGGAGCATGGAATCCAAATAAGTATATTAATCCTCAAGAGACTCCTTTTGAGCAGACAGTTAAAAATTATATGAAGGAATTGCGAGGGGTGCAAAGTCCTTGGTGGACTACTCATGAAGCTCCCAGTAAAGTAACAGGAGATAATAGAACAACAAAAACTTTTTATAAAGTACATCATTGGGCATGGGGTGCAAAAACAGGAACCAATGATGAAATTGATAATCTTTATATAAAATTATTTGGAAGAAGAGGGGAACCATCTGGTCTTGCGTATTGGAAAAATTTACGAGAGAGTGGTGAGAGTCTTGCTGTGATTGAGCAGGATATGAAACGTCAACCTGAATGGAAAAAGGTTCAGGAAGAAGGAAAACCTGTCATGTCAGATGTGACTTATAAATTTGGTACATATTGGGAGTTTGATAAAGAGAATTTTATGAATTCATATGCTATATCACCTGTTCCTATGTCAAAATCAAAGGGATCGGATTTTTCTGGAAGGTGGTATACATTTGAATGGGATGATGTAGAATTTCCTTATGATGGGGAGTATATTTTTAGAGTACAATGTGATAATGAGGCTCGATTCTTTTTCGATAATGAAGCGGTTTCGGATTTTAAAATAGGTAGAGGTGGTGCTGCTGGTAGTGTCTTATCCAATCCTTTAACTTTTAGAGTGTCAACAGGTAAGGGTAAGCATAGACTAAAATTAGAACTTTATAATCATCCTAAATTAGAAGATATTACAGTTCAGGGAGATCAAATATCTACTAGACAAGAAATTCAAGTAGCAGGTGGAGATTTTATTCTTAAGAGTAATGGATATCATCTTGCTGTTGGTGGTAATGAAGAAACTGAATTGGTTTTAAGTTTAGAATATAATGATAATCCAAAGACTGCAGGGACTGCTGTTACTAAAATTACTATTCCTAATCCAAATGGTCCTGATTTAGTATTGGAAAGAGAAAAAGATTCTAATGGTAATTTTAAAACTAAAGGATCGGTTTCTGCTAAAGGAGTTTTTAAACGTAGTGAGTTTGGATATGGTCCTTTTATAGTTGAGGGTAATAGTGGATCAACTAAATTAGTCAGACAAAATCTTACCTATGGTGTTAATAGTGTTAAATATGGTCAGATAGATTTCTTAGATAGTCATGGGTCAGATACTAATGGATCTTTAAAACTTGTTAGTGCCAAAAATCTACAAGAATCAAGAACTATAATTAAAGCACCTACTTCATCAGAGTCTACAAAACTTAAGACTATTTTTAATACTGTTGATTATATTAATAAAGCGAATAGAAAACTATGGAGAATAAATTCTGGTAGTGGGCAGGGATTTATAAATGACTATGGAATTTGTCCTTTTGATACTACTATTACTCTTCCTGACAATCCTTATGCAGGAACTCATGAAATCAGATGGAATAATGTTAATTTTCCTATAAGTGGTAACTATATTATTGAGATAGCAGTTGATGATAATGTTAATTTAAGAATAGGAGATGAAGTTGAGATTAGAAAGGAAGGATTTACCATAGTTAAGGGTAGATATAGAAGCACTGGTAAATTAAGAGAAGTCCATTATATAAAGGAAGGAACTTATAATATTTTTGCTGGATTAGAACAAATTCCTGGTGGTAAATTTGGATTTGGAAAGGGATTAAACCCTATGGCTTTGGCTATTAATATTACAACTGTTTTTACAAAAGAAGAAAGAGTTGCGAAATTAGATTGGAATAAAAACCCAATGGGTGTTGCCATGATAATTGATGCACCCAATCCACCTGTTCCCCAAGAACCTAAACCAGTACAGGAAGGTAGATGTCCTCCTAATCCTTTCTGGACTACTAGATTTGCTGGTGGAACTGTCCAATGGCATCCAGTATATGTTGATGGATGGGGACCGTTCCTTAACAAATATGCAATGTCTCCTGTACCACCATATGATATAGACAGTACATCAGGTGGTGGGACTCCTTTTGAGAATGAATGGACAGTAGATATTCCTTACGATGGTTTTTATAAGTTAAAGGGTTCGGCAGATGATAATTCTCAGTTTTATATTGATGGTAAATTAGAATTAGAAACTAAAAGATCAGGTAAGGTTAAAGATGAGACAATGGTTTTTCTAAATGAAGGACCATCTAAGATAAAAGTTGTTGTTGAGAATTATTTGTTTGAAGAGAGGAATTTAATAGACCAAAAGATTTTTAATGCTGCTGACTGGGTAGATGCTGGAGAGGGATCTCTTGCTAAGACAGTTGATGTTGATTTTAAAGTAACGACTAATACAGCTCTTATTAATTCTATAGACATTAAAGGATTATTTTATGAACAAGGTCCAAAATTAATAGCAGGAAAAGTAACTCCACCACCTCAAATTAAACCAGCAGTTGATGCTAATGTGGAATTTATAAAGAGGGGTGGCGATTATTTCATGGCGGTTACGGGTAATGATTTGGTGGAAGTTGGATTTGATTTTAGATATGTAGCACTACCTTCTCCTCCTGATCCTGTGCCTGTTGCTGCCACCATGAAGTTCGTGAAGAAGAGTGGTAAGTATTTCTTGCAGGTTACTGGTAACTATTTGGTAGATGTAGCATTAGAGTTTCGTTATCATGTAGACGATCCTAAGCGTGGTGGTGGAGATGCAGTAACTTCTATTACTGTTAGGACTGAAGGTGCTCCTCTTACTTTTACAAAGTCGGATGGACCAAGAATGTTATTAGATGGTTGGCCTGGTAGAGGAGGAGTAGTAATTCAAAATGGAACCTTTATAAATGGGAGGGAATATGAAGTTACCTTTAGTACAATATCAGGAGCACCTGATCCTGTAATTGGTCCTGCTGGTAGTTTGGATAATACTAGCAGTTCTGGTCCAGATAAACGAATAAATTTCTTTGATCGAGATACCAGTGGTGGTGCAACATCAGGTCCAGATCTCGATGGAGATGTAAGAGCATATTTTAGCACTAACTCAATTACTCAGTTATCTGATCCACCTATCCCATCATTTGATCCACCACCTATTGCTGTTAGTCATATCATCATTCAGACCGAAGATACTCCTCTATCTTTTAGAAGAACTGATGGTCCTAGAGATTTATCAGGATGGCCTTTTAGAGGAGGTTCTGTAACTAAAAAAGGAACCTTTAAAAGTGGTAAAGAATATCCTATAACAACTAAAAGATTAGCAGGTGCTGCTGATCCTATCATTGATGCTGCTGGTAGTTTAGATAATGTTAGTCGAGAGATACCAGGTAGAAGAATTAATTTCTTTGATCTTGATACTTCTGGGGGTGCAACCGCAGGTGCAGATTCTTTTGGGGATACTAGAGCACATTTTACTGCTAATAGTGTGAAACAATTATCTGAACCTGAGGTTGAAACTTTTGATCCTGTTGAAGAAACTCAGTTGCGTCAATTAGATGGTAAGAAAGGTATTATAAGACGAGTAGAGATTGGGAAAGAATATATTGTTGAAATTAAAAATGCAGGACAAGGATTGATGGGTAATTATCCTGCTCCACTCGCTGCTTTAAAAACAGATGGTGGTGTATTAATGGTAGAGGATATTCCTAACGTACCAGCAGAACAACAAGGAGGGGTAACGTTTGATGATTTGGTATGTACGGCATCTCATGGTAAATTTTATGATATTAAAGGTAATATATGTAAGTTTAAAGTAGATTCTTCTGTAGCATCAGTTAAGGTGCAGAAAGATGCAGTTACTTATGATGGTCCTAAATTATATCGCTATGCTTTTAAAGGATATGGACAATTTATGAAAAAGAGTGGGGTTGCTCCTGATTATCCAGTTGGGGGTAGTGGTCAAGTAATAAATTATGTTTGGTCTAATGTTGATTTTCCTGCAGATGATACTTATAAATTTCTATTTGCTCATGATGCTCATGGATCAGTATATTTGGATGGTAAGGAGATAATTATAGGAGATTTTGATACAATTGCTGGAGTTTCTGCAAGAGATGAAGCAAATTGGAAAACTGGTATAACAAAGATGATAAAAGTAACTAAAGGAAAGCATGTGGTAGCTGTTGCTCCCTCCTTTGGAAACTTAGGTAAGACTAATATTGCTGCTGATGGTTTATTTAAAAAATTATCTGCTGATTATTATAGAGGACAGCAAGCATGGTTTAACAATCCATCTGGAATGGCTCTTTCAATTACTAGAAAAGTGGATGTAAATGTGGCTGCAGGTAGAAAACCTAAACATAAATCTTGGGCAGAAAATCCTATGGGTGTGTCAGGTATACTTATCCCTCCACCTTGTCCTAATGTAGTAGGAGGAGCAGGGGTGGTTGATGAAGTGATTCCTATATCTCCAGGTAATGGTTGGGAACCACCAACTGGTCCTGGATATCCTGTTGGAATAAAGTTAAAAGAAATAATTATAGATACGCCTGGAATCAATTATAATCCTGATGATGCAGTAGATATAGGTAATAATGGAGGTGGTACTAAAGCCCATATATGCGAGATGGATTCTTATGGAAGAATTAAAAAAATATGTATTGATGATGATACTGTTGGAGTTGGAATTACAGGTTATCCTCGTGTAACAATAGATTCTCCAACAGGATCTGGATTTAGAGGAGTTCCTGTAGTAGAGGTAGTTCCTGATCCTGTAGATCCTGGTTTGGATCGTGATAAATTATTACAAGTTACTGATCTGGTAGGTGTGAAGCAGACTGGATATTATGATGGTCGTGCATATTATGGTGCTATCTTCTATAAAGATGGTGTTAAATATGCTGGATATTATGAAACTGCTGGTCAATTGGTGCAGATTTATGATACACTACAAGAAAGCATCGATGCTCAAGTCACCACACCTGCTTCTGCAATCCTCAGACAGGGTACTGATATAAGTAGTGATAATCCACGACTAGACATTCCTGGTACCCCTGATAATCTAACATAAAATGCAAGGATCTAAAACAAATAAAAATCCAAATAGTAGAGGAGGGGATAATAAAAACGGACCACCAACTGCTACTGCTGAGAAAAATTATACTTCTTTATGTATTGGATCGAATGAGAAAGGAGGTGTTTTTCTTGGCGGTATATCAAAGGATGGTGCTGTAACTAATGCTGTTAAATTAGAAAACAAACAAGATGGAGAGCATCAATTTTGTTTAGAAATAGATAACAATAGAAGATCTTCTACCACTTCTACTAGTCCTGGTAGATTGTCATTAACCTGTGGAAGGTATCCTTGGATTGATGATCGTGAAGAAAAAGAAGCATTAGAGTCTTGCCTTATTCATGCAGAGAATGGTAATATTATTATCAAAGCCAGTAATGGTAAAATTAGAATGGAAGCAACTGACATTGAGTTAGTTACTAAAGGCGAAGGTGAGACTAGAGGACATCTTAAAATGGATATTGAAGAGACTGTCGATCTTAAGTGTAAAAAATTAATTACTAGTTCGCAGGTCTTCACAAAGATGTGTAGTGCTGGTGATTTTGAAACTGCTGCTAATGGAGTTTTATCAACTTATGCCTCTCTAATTAGTAACATCACTGATGCTGTGTTTGGAAAACCCTCTAAGTTTGGAGGACAAAGAGAAAGACAACAGAACAGTCTTGAAAGTGCTTCTCCTGCTACTGTTGCATCACTAGATAGAGGAGAACCATCTCAACAATATAAACCAGGCACTAATGAACTTCAATAAAAATTAAAATGGCTATAGAAAAAGAAACATTAAACTGTGGAAAGGCAGTACGAATAGGAGTAGGGATTGTTCCTGCTATTAAAGAAGGTGATGAAGAAATTAATGGTGCTTTGTTTGCGGAAGGTCCAGTAGTTTTTGGTGAACCTTCTGAGTTTGATCATACTGGTGCTACGATGATGGTAGGGTCACTTACTAATGATGATCCTGATTGTGAGATGCCTAAGAAGTCTCTTGGTACATCTGGATCCATTCCAACAGCACAATGGATTCGTGGGGGAGTATTTGTTGATGGAGATATCTATGTTACTGGATCAGTTGATTGTATTTCCACTGGAAGATTAGAGGCAAGACATTCAGTAGCAGATGGACTACCTAAAAAGTTTGACATCCCTCATCCATCAAAGGAAGGTTATCGTCTTGCTCATGCATGTATTGAGGGTGCAGAGGTTGGTGTTTATCATCGAGGTAGATTGAGAAGTGGAAAAGAAATTTTCTTACCTTCTTATTGGAAAGGTCTAGTTCATTTAGATAGTATTTCAGTCCAACTTCAACCTATCGGTGCTCATCAGGACATTATAATAAAGAGGTGGGATGATGAGAAGATTTATTTACAATCAAAAGGTGGAATGCCAATTGATTGCTTTTATCATGTGTATGCTGAAAGAAAGGATATAAATCCTTTAGTGGTAGAGTATGAAGGTGAGACATGGGAAGATTATCCTGATCCTAAAGGAAATGATTCTTCTTATTCTGGTCAAAATACTTGGACTCGTTGACATTTATTCTAGGATGGTGTATACTGTCTAAATATGTCAAATAATAAGATGGAAGACGAAGAGTATCTCACGAAATGTGTGGTAGATCCTGTTAGAAGAACCTTCTATCTTTATTCTAGTGAAGGTGATACCAAACAAGTAAATTGTGATAATGTAGAGGAGTTTATGAATGTGCTTGAGTTGGTACGTGCTACTTGTCCAGATGATCGATTAGTTTACGCAGACCCTCTCTCAGGGAAAAACGACCTTTAATTCCAAAAAAGCGGGAAAAAAATCCTGCCATTTTTTCTCTCACGTTAGGTTTGGCAAGAAATTTAATAGATGCCTTTTTGTGATGCTAAATAATCCATAACAAGAACTATAATGCGAGCAAGATGGGTCTCTCTAGATTAGACAATTTTCTGAAGTCAGTTCGGGGAAATATTCTCTATG